ACCGCCGCCGTTGCAATGTTCAAATTTGTTCCAACGATACTTTCGCCCGCCGTTCCTGCTGTTGGAGTCATTGCTAATGTTTTCATTCCTTTGTCGTAAAATTCCCAGCAATACATAATCACAATGTAAAAGACGAACGTGCAAATGATGGCTTTCATTAGCGCGGCCATCGACATAACAAACGGCTTCGTCCTTGGATCGAAATTGATCGTGTGAGACATCGAGCCAGCCGTCCAACTCCAATCGAAAATGGCCGAATCCACTTGACCCGTTAAATTTTCAAATCCTACCGCCCTCCTAAAAAGTCCCAAAAATCCGCCAGCCTCCTGTTCAACTTCAGCTTCAGCCGCATTCGCAAAAACCTCATTCCGAACCGTGACCTCGTTTAATGCGTTAGGTGATCCGTTTGTATTAGTCAGTACAGCCTCTATCGAGGTTAGCAAATTATTTACCCCAGCTAACTCGCTGTTATTCGTCACCGAACCAAGCCGAATATTTTCCAGCAAAATTTCATTCCGAAGCTGCGTGGTTTCCAAGGCAATGCCCTGAAGTTGAATCGGAAAATTTTGACCTCCAATGGTCACACTTCCGGTCACAGAAGATCCGCCACCCGTACCACCACCTCCGCCGCCAGTACCACCACCGCCAGTACCACCACCGCCACCAGTCGCACCAGATCCCTCCCCCTGCCCCCCTATGGCCGCATAGACCCATTCATTACCCAAAGCGTTCCAAGTGTAAATAACCCATTGCTCTGCCCCGTTGTTATGTAGCCAAAGCATTTTTTGAAGATCAGCGGTCAGGGTTCCAATCTGTGAAAAGTCCACAGGCTGAAGAATTTGAACAGAACTCAAAGAACCCCAAGGCCGAATTACTTCATCCCAAACGGCAAGCCCGTATGTTCCCTGCGGAACCTCAAACGCATTCGTGGATTCTGGGGAAATGAAATTTCCATTCCAAGAAGCAGATTCGCTGGTCGTATTTTGTAAAATTATCCGACCGATGGATGTTTCATACATCCCCGTAGACAAACTAACGTGAACGACTTCCCCCGCAGCCGATGCCAACAAAATTTGATTCCCCGAAACAGAAGCGTAAAAAAGCACATTATCCTCAAAAACATCAGAGGAATCAAAAACGTAAATTTCATAGAGATCCTGTGACTGAACATTTTCGTCTGTCCAACCGACTATAACGGAGTCGGGATCAACGGATTCGTGAACTACATCATCGTATCCAAAATTTGTAATCCGGCAACGAAGGCTTAACGAAAGCGCATTATTTTCAATCCAAAATGAACCACTAGCGCCCTGAAGCTGCCCAGAAAATGCCACCACAAACAAAAAAGCCCAAAAATATAACGATGATTTGCCCATAATCCATATCTTTTCAATCAGAAAAAACGGGAGGCAGGTGGGGTTAAGACCTACCCCCCGTTTAGTGTTTTAAGCCGACTTTATATGCACAGCCAGCACAACGTCACCTACTTGCGAATGCCCTTCACAACACGCATCACCAAGTAGAATCCGATCATCGTAACAGACAGAGCTGCAACTAGACCAAAAACCGTTGTGGCAGTATTCACCATCGTAGTGGCCTCACCAGCAGGATCAACTTGTGCGAACGCGCCTTGGGCACAAAGGAGAAGGAGTCCCAACGGGAGCGCGAATTGTAGTTTCTTAATATAGTTCATAGTTATTGGAGTTTGGATTTTATAAGGTCGAGTTTCTCGACACACAAAATTTTGCGGTTTTCCTTCAGTTCCGCAATTTGTTTTTTGTCAACTTTGAGGTCATTCATTAACGACCTTTCAAGCACCTCCAAAAAGGAAAACAGCAAAACGCCCTCAAACCTAAATTCGTTTAAATGCTTAACGTGGTTTTGGCAAAATGCTTGCCGTGAGATCCCCATAAAACGAGCCGCATCAGTTGGACGAATCAGCCCAGCTTCCAAAATGTTAACCATAACGAACTCGGTTTTATTGCGTATCCTTTTCATAGGGCCCGTCATCTATCGTTTCGCTTATCCACTCAAACGAATCCCAAAACTTACCAAGACTAGGGTTCTCCATCATTGCAGCTTCAAACTGCTCCTCCCCTTGCTTACCAAGATCAACAGGAGACACACCGTAAAAATGGATGCCTTCCTCGTTAAAAACAATGCAACAATCCATCCGCTTCATTGGGCCGATCAGCCTTGTCTCTGGATCGATCATTGGATGTTCAATCCGCACTTCATCATTCCGCCAAACTTTTCTCATTTTTTGCCTTTCCATTCAAACTCACCTTGCTCCTTTGAAACACGGTGATAGCCGCGCACCTTTGTATTGATTAACGCTATCCGAAACGCTTTTAATTCGGCTTCAGATAGTCGTACCCGTTTCTTCAGTTTGTAAGCTCTTTTCATAAAGACACACCCCACCCATCAAGTTACCACCACATCCCCC